GGTGGGGGATTTTTGTTTGTCGTGCGATGAAATTATTTTTTGCGTATTCGTTTGTTTATTAAAAGATTAGTAATATATTTGCAACGAACAAGTGTTCGAGGTTGTGAAGATGCAACCAACTTTAATCAATGGACTAAATAACCTTGGGCAGATTGTTTTCAGGACTATCTGCCTTTTTTGTTTTCAAGATGGGATTTGACGCTATATTCTGTAAGCTGAGATTCAAGGACATGTACCACGATGCCACCTATGACGGTAAGGATGTAGGGGGGAATCATATCTACGTATCGAAATGGGTACAGAGCCTTTTCGCCGGACAATCCAACTATCAGACAGACTTTGACATGCGCACCGCAGAAGGCAAGGCGCTCGCTCTTCGTGTGGTGCAGCCCCTTGCCATGATTGCAGACCGTTGCGGTTCGATGATCCGTAACGGGAAGTATTACGTGGTGGACAAGAACGGGAACGAAAACCCGAGATTCGCAGACGTTGAAAGGCTGCTGAGATACCCCAACATCATGCAGAGCGGTAAGGCCTTCTTGAAGCAGGTGGAAATCAATCTGAAGGTGTTCGGCTATTGTCCGGTATTCCTGTTGAGAGCCACCAAGAAGGACCTGCCGAAAAGTATGGTTGTCATCCCTCCCGAGCTTTTCCATCTGAAGGGGAAGAAAGGAGTTTTCCAGGCAAGGAAGAATCAGGACATCGTCAACCGTGCCTATATCAAGTGGGGAAATTATGAAGTCGAGCTGATGGAAGAAGATTACATGCTGGTGTATGACTCCATCGCCCACTACCCTACTACGGATGATGAAGAAATCGTTTTCTCATCGCCTGTCGACACGCTTTCTCCACACGTAAGGAACTACATGAGCCAGCTTATCGGCCGTGGGAACCTGATTGTGAACGGTGGTCCGAAAGGTATCCTGTACGGGGATGATACGAGCGACATGGGCAATGCCGCATTGACGCCGAGTGAAGCCGATACCATCATGGATAAATTCAAGCGCAAGTTCGGTATCGTGAACAAGCTCTATGAAATCATGGTGACCAACAAGAAGGTGGGCTGGATTAACATCGGTTCGAACGTGCAGGACCTGATGCTGCATGATGAAGGAAAGGCCTGTCTGAATGAGATTGTCAACACCATCGGCTTGCAGCCCGATTTGTTCTCGCAAGGCGCAACCTTTGAAAACAAGGAAGCCGCCAAGCGAGCAGCCTATCAGGATTTGATTATTCCCGATGCAGAACTCATTGCTCAGGTATTGACGGAGAACATTTGCCCGGATGATGCTGTCATCCAGATAGACTTCACGCATGTGTCATGCCTTCAGGAAGACAAGTCGAAGAACGCCCAATCGTTGTCGAGTGCCGCAGCCGCCATCAGCAATCTTGTGAGCGGTGGGCTGATTACCATTGATGAGGCACGAATGGAGCTGTCGAACTATATAGACATCGACCCTGAGAAGCCGAAAGGGGAGCTGAAACAGACGAGCACAAGCACAAATGGTCAAGAATAAGAGGAGGAAGAAAAGATGAACTACAAGGAAATCTACAAAAGGAAATTAGGGAAGCAGTTCAAGTCGTTCGAAGTGAAGGATTTGAACTATAACGGTGAGAGCCGCACCATCAGCGGTTACGCCGCCATCTTCAATAACAAGGACAAGGCAGGCGACATCCTTCTGAAGGGATGTTTCGCCAAGAGCATCAGCGACCGGGGTCCGGAGAGCACCGCCAACGACAAGATTATCATGCTTTGGCAGCATGACACGCACGAGCCTATCGGTAGAATCTCCGTACTGAAGGAGGATGACAGGGGATTGTACTTTGAAGCGGTCATTGATGACGTGGAACGTGGAAACCAAGCCATCAAGCAGCTTGAAAGCGGTACGTTGAACCAGTTCTCCATCGGTTACTCCTACGTGTGGGAAAAGTGCGAATACGACTCCGAGCGTGACGCATTCATCGTTAAGGAGGTTGTGCTTTATGAAATCTCTGTCGTGTCCATCGGTTGTAACGGGCTGACAGAATACCTTGGTCTGAAGGCCGAGGGTATAGACCCTTACGAAGCCTTGAAGAATGACATCGAATCCGCCATCAAGGGCTTGCCAATCGGCAAGAAGGAGGAGATTCAGACAATTATAGCAAAAGCGTTGTCACTGGGACAATTCAAGCCGGAAAAACCACTTGAAGAAGTCAAAGCCGACACAAAAAAAATAAAATTATTCGGTAACATTAAAATGAAAAGCAATGATTGATTTTTTGAAAGACATCGACATTGAAAAGACGGACAAGGAAACCGTCGAAATGCTCAAGAACATGAGCATGGAAATTGAAGCCCGTATGGCTGAGTACCTGAAGGGTGTGATTGACAAGGACGCTATGGAAAAGGCCATCGGCGAAGCCTTGAAGAGCATTGACCAGAAGAAGGAACTGGATGCGTTGAAGGAAAACCTTTCTGAAGTGAAGGAAACCTTGGTACGCATGAAGGGTGCTTTCGAAGTGAAGAACGACAAGGTGGTTGTGAAGTCGTTGGAACAACAGATTGAAGACCAGTTGAAGGATTACATTACCGTTGAAAAGAATGGTGGTAAGACCATCAACTTGAAAGATGCTTGTAAGGCTGCTCCTGGATACAAGAAGACAATCAATATTGCCATTGACACCAAGGCAGCTGTAACAAGTGCAGGTGCTCCGCACTTGGGCGGTGTGGTTGACACTACTTTGTCTGTTGACCCAAAGGCACAGACTATACTCCGTCAGTATTCTAACGTGGCTACTATCAGTGGCCGTTCTTTGACCTATGCTGAATTCAAGCCGGGCGAAGGAGATGCTGAATGGGTTCCTGAAGGTGGATTGAAGCCGTCCATGGAAGCCACACTGGAAGAACGCACTATCACAGCAGGAAAGGTTGCATTGACTGTGAAGCTGACTGAAGAAACTTTGACAGACCTTCCGCAGCTTGTTGCTGAAATCCGTGCTGAAATCATCAACCGTATCGGTTTGGCTGAAGAAGAAGGTATCTTGAACGGTACCGGTGAAGGTGGCCAGATTAAGGGTGTTGCATCTGACATGCCCGGATTCTCGTTGACTTCCCTTCAAATTGAGAATGCAGGAATCATGGACACTATCCATGCCGGATATGCACAGATCGTTTCTACATCCAATATGGCATATCGTCCAAACATCGTTATGCTTAACCCGTTGGATGCCGTTGCATTGCGTCGTGAAAAAGACAACACCGGTCGTCCGCTCAATGAAATCAACGCATTGCCTACCGGATTGACATTGGTGGAAACGAATGCTGTTGAACAGGGAACTATCAAGATTGGTGACTTCAACTTCCTGAACATCCGTGACGTATGGGCGTTGACTATTACCATCGGTTGGGAAAACGATGACTTCACCAAGAACCTTGTAACCTTGGTTGGTGAAAAGCGCCTGTTGGCTTACATCAAGGCTCAGTACAAGACTGCCTTTGTGAGCGATACCATCGCAAACATCAAGACAGCCATCACCAAGCAGTAAGTTGAACCGTTAAACCATAGACATCATGAATAAAAAGTATAATGTGAATCTGACCAAGCGTTACGAAGTTGAGTTCATCAAGGACGACGTAGTGTATAAGAAGGGCGACAAAGCGCAGATGAATATGTGCCTTGCCTCCAAGTTGTATAACGAAGGACGCATCAGCATCCCGAACAAGCTGCGTGAAGACGCAGAAGAACTGGGTTGCGGTGAACTTTTCCCCAAACGTGTAAAGTCAGAGTAATATGATGATTGACTATACTTTTTTTCAGGATGGCTTGCTTAAAGTGGATGGTGCGCTCTCATTGGGCACGCCATCCCCTACCAACCAGGCTATACAGGGGTTGTTGGAGTCATTCATTGACCGCTACGAAGCTGAATACTTGTGCAAGCTTCTTGGAGAAGAGTTATACGAAGATTTTCTTCTGTCTCTCTCAGAAGAGAATTCCGCTGCTAATGATTGGGAGGGCTTGAAAAGGCTTCTTGTCGTTGAGAGGCCTTTCAAGCGTTCACCGATTGCCAACTATGTGTACTTCCACCTGTTGCGCTCCTGTGATTCCGACGCTACGCTGAACGGTGTCAAGATTGACACCGACGACGGAAAGCCCGTCAGTCCTGAAAGGAAGATGCGGTTTGCCTGGAATGACATGGTGCTTCACAACAAGAAGTTGTACGGATGGTTGCGCAAGGCCAACTACAAGGGTTGGAAGATGGACGAGGAACTGCTTGAATTTATCAACACATTCAATATATGATAATAGACATCTTCAAGGACAAGGTTATTCCCTTGCTGAACGAAGGCAGGGAACTGAAGGCACACTTCGTGTGGGGTGACAGCTCCTACATCCGTGAGACGCTCCTTACATTGAAGAAGAGCAGTGCCACCGCTCCGTTCCGCTACCCTTTGATAGGGCTTTACGCTCCCATTGACGAGACCATCCAGACGGATGGTGGAATGAGTGCGAGTGTGAACGTCATCATTGCAGTGAACACATTGCCGGAATACACCAACGAACAACGTCTTGAGATTTCCTTCAAGGGTGTGTTGAGACCTTTGTATGAAGACTTCCTCAACGCCGTGAGGGGATGCAAGCGGTTCTACATTCCGTATGAGGGTATTATCCCACATACCTACGTGGAGAACTACTCGTTCGGGAGACGTGGTGCGCTGGACGTGGACGGTAAGGAGATGGACGAGAAAATCGACGCAATCGAAATCAAGAATTTGGAGTTAAATTTTATAAAACAAACTTGTTATGCGAACAGATTATAGAGAATGCGGAGGCGGCAACGGTTTCAATACCGGCCAGAACTTCTGCCCGTTGCAGCCGGGCAAGGTAAAGGGCTTGATTCTTGTCTATCATGGCAAGAAGCTTCCCAAGGAACTGACTGCCGAAGCTCTGGAAACAGCATGCCACGCTGACGGCATGGACCGAATCTTCCCTATCCTGGGAATCTCCGAGTATGCCACTTCGGGTGGTGAAGCCACTACCAGTGAAAACGGCTACGCCGGTTCTGAAATTACGGGCTACTCATCCCGTACCGACACTTTCACTTTGTCGAAGTTCAACTTGGCTCTTCAGGGCAACCTTGTAGCGAACAAGGCTACTTTGTTCGACATGTATGCCTTCGATGAAGATAACGTGATCTACGGACTCGATGATGGTACCGATGTTCTTGCAGGTATCCCGTTGAGTGGTGTCTATCCTACCGGACAGATGTACACTTCAAGCGGCCAGAAGGCTTACTTGGCATTCAACGCCATCTATGCCGACACCGAGAACTATCTGGCTCATGCTTCCGTCCGTTCCACCGACTTGAACCTGAGCACCGTGCTTACCGGTTTGATTTACGCTGAATTTGTGAGCGTGGAAGGCGGCTTCAAGCTGGTAGACCACTACGACCGCACAGACCTCACTTCGTACTACGGTGCAGAATTGGCGTCCAAGGCTGAAACCGTATTGAACGGTGTGACTTCACTGACTTACGAAGCAGGCTTGTTGAAGGGTACGGGCACTCCTACGCTCAAAGAACCTTCCGTACTTCAGGAAAACGGCATTATCGGTATTGAACAATGGTAGTGAACGGGGTTACTTTCGTGGAGCGTGAAATCAGGAAACTGACGGAGAAGGAATTCATCCGTCAGTGCATTGATGTTCATTGGACTAATGAAAGTAAGGAAGTGAGGAAGAAGAGACTGCAGAAGGTATATCGCTTAATCAATGGAGGTGGGGAGGATTGACCTCCTCACCTTTTTGTTTTGTCACTATAGAGGTAGAAATCTATGGATTTTCAGGAATACGCCAAAGGATGGGGAAAGTTTGCAGACGGGTTTGAAAGTATGCTTGTGAAGCAGATTCACGAAAACAAGAGCCTGTTTGAGGAGTTTGTCACCGAGCAGCTCTATTCGGGTGTGAACGGTGAACAGCAGCCGTTGCGCCCCAAGTATTCGGAAGACCCTTATTTCAACGCCTTCAAAGACCCGAAGGATGCAGCCCAACGGTACAAGAAGTGGAAGATGCTCATCCAGCCTCCAGCAAGGTCGTATCTTGGTTTCAAGCCGAGGGATGCGGACACTCCTAACCTCATCATCCGTGGTGACTTCTATTCCTCCATTACCGCCATCCCCATCAGTGACGGGTTGAGCATCGTGAGCCAGGGGCTGATGTTCTCCGCCGACATCGAGCGGAAGTACGGGAATGTGATTTATCAGATCAGTGACAAGGCGAAGAAGCACTACATCGTGCATTTCATGCTGCCGAGGATTAACCGATTTATGAAGGAGTGTGGAATATGAAGAAACAATGCCTGTGCGAGGGGAACAAGGACTTGAAAGACCTTGAGCGTGTAAGGGGTATCGCCGAGAAAGCCGCCAAGATGGAGGATTGTGCGTTCATCGTCTACCGGAAGGATGATGCCTACTACTTCTGCAAGGAGGGTGAGGGCTATCATGGGGAACTGGTGGAGTATGTGTTGCCTTGAATTTATGAACATCATTTAAAAATATCATAGACGAATCCGTGTGAAGCTGCACGGTACTTATTAAATCGAAAAGACAAATGGGAGCCAATTTCAAACTGACGAATGCCATAGACCCGAAAATCGTTTCTGATTTGAAGGCCATATCCGAAAATGCCCGTGAAGCTTCCTCCAGTTATGCCGCACTGGTGGAACAAATGGCCAAGATGACAAACATCAACCCGAAAGGGCTTGCAGAGCTGGAAGCCAAAGCTTCCAAGTACAACCAATCAGCCGCCGAGATGCGCCAGCTTCAGGAAGAACTGAACAAGTTGCGCAAGGAGCAGGAAGAGATACTGAAGAAGGTAGCCGCAGACATGGCCAACGAAGCTAAGATAGCGAAAGACCTTGCAAGAGCGAAGAAGGACGAAGCCAAGGCTGCACTTGACAACTCAAAGGCCAAACTGAACGAAGCCAAGCAGCAACAGATACTGAACCGTGAAAAGGACAAACAGAAGGTTTCCATGCAGGAAGCTATCGAGTTGTCCAAAAAAGAAGTTCATTCTATCGCTGAAGCTGAAGCCGCCAACAAGAAGTTGAGACAAGCCGTTAAAGACATTACGGATGCCGAAGACAAAGACGGGCGAATCAGACAGCAGCTTAACTCAGCCATCAATCAGAATACCAACTACATCAAGCGGAATAGGGATGCACTCGTTCAGAACAAGATGACGGTAGGCGACTATAAGGAGCAGATTAAGCTTGCCATGATAGAACTGAGAAATGGTACCAATACCATGAAGAACTTCGGTATTGTCGCAAAGGGGTTCGGGGGCATGCTGAGAGAATCGGTATCAAGTGGTGTAAGGGAAGTCGGTACCAGTGTTGCAACGATGATAAAGGGGTTTGTTGGAGCACAAGCTGTTATCGGTGGTATCAACGCATTGGTGTCAGCCTTGAAGAATGGAGCGAAGACCGCTATGGACTTCGAGCAAGCCAACTCAACGCTTGCTGCCATTTTGCAGACTACAGCCGACAAGACCAAGAATCTTCAGATGCAGGCAAGAGAACTCGGTGCAACAACGAAGTACACAGCCGCTGATGCAACCAGTCTTCAGATAGAACTTGCAAAACTTGGTTTTACAACGCAGGAAATATCCGACTCAACCAAGTATGTATTGAGATTTGCACAAGCAACTGGGGCGGCTCTTCCTGAGGCTGCAGCATTGACAGGTGCAGCTTTGAGAATGTTTAATGCCGATACGAAAGAAACGGAAAGATATGTATCTGCAATGGCAGTCGCTACCGCCAAAAGTGCTTTATCGTTCTCATACCTTGCAACTGCATTGCCTATTGTCGGACCAGTTGCAAACTCCTTTAACTTTGCCATTGAAGACACTTTGGCTCTTGTAGGGAAACTTGCTGATGCTGGTTTTGACGCTTCCATGGCTGCAACCGCCACTCGTAACATTTTCCTGAATCTTGCCGATGCAAACGGGAAACTCGCCAAAAGATTAGGTGAGCCGGTGAAGACATTGCCCGACCTTGTGAACGGATTGAAAAAGCTGAAAGATGAAGGTGTAGACCTTAACGAAACCTTGCAACTGACAGACAAACGAAGTGTAGCCGCTTTCAATGCTTTTCTGACAGCCGCAGATAAAATCAATCCGTTGAGAGAATCCATTACCGATGTAGGCGATGGACTCGAAGCCATGTCTTTGACAATGACTGACAATACAGCCGGTGCCATCAAGACACTTGAATCTGCATGGGAAGAGATGATGATTTCCATTTATGGGAATACTTCAGCAATTCGTGGTTTCATTGAAGCTTGTACAGAAGGTGTAAGATGGCTGACAGATCTTGTAAAGTCAGTAGAACAGTTGACAGATGAGCAAATCAGTTCAGCTACTAAGATTGGCACGGAAGCAGCTCAATCAGCAATGAACAGACAAGAGGAGCTTATCGAAGCCGCCAAGCAAGCCTACATAAAGGCAGGGGATGATGAGGAAACGGCTCTTGAAAAGGCCAAGAATGAAAGAATTGCCATTCTTCAAAAGCAACTGGACGAAGAACTTAAATTGAGGGATGAATACTACAATCAGAACCAAAGACTTTGGAAAGAGCAAGAGGATGCGTCTTTTTTGAAACAAGCATTAGGACTGGAAAAGACTGATGCACAATATCGGAATGAAATTAACCAATCGTGGGATAATTATCTGAAACAAATATCGTATGTAGAAAGTTTGCAGGCGCAAATTTCTGGTATCAGTTCCATGCAGGTTAAATCAGCCACAACCACATCTGGAGGCACTACACTTTCCGAACAAGAACAAGAGAGAATTAAACAAGAGCGTCTACGAATTGAAAAGGAACTTCAGGATGCAACGGTGGCACTTATGGAGGATGGACTTGAAAAGGAGCTTGAAACCATCCGTCTGAACTATACCCGTAAGATAGCAGCCATCAAAGGAAACAGCAAGAACGAACAGAAGCTGAGGGAAGCCTATGCCCAACAGATGGCCAACGCCATCATGGACAAAGAAATCGAATATGCAGAAAAAGCCGACGAAGAAAGAAAGAAGTCGGACGAAAAAGCGTTGAAAGACCGCATCGACGAACTTAACAAGCTGTCAGAAATTGAGGCTACAAACCTTGTCACATCGCAGATCGAGGAAAACATGGCACTTGAAGAAAAGTACAAGGAAGGACTATTGAGCCGTGAGGAGTATGAGCGTGAGAAGTTCGAGCTTCAGAAGAAGTACAATGCCATGGCTCTTGAGAACACCATCAAGACCGCCGAAGCTATTGTCGCCCTTATGCCGGACGGAGCCGACAAGGATGCAGCCATCGCCAAGTTGAGGCAACAGCAAGCGAAGCTGAAGGAAGTGATGAACTCAGAGTTTGATGACAAGGGGGGCGATGAAAAGGACTGGGGAGCCAAAACGTGGCAAGAAAAGTGGTCCGAGGCCATCGACTATGTATCGCAAGGATTCAACGAGGTTGTGAATCTGATGGGTGCTATCAATGACAGACAGATCCAGGAAATCGAGGAGGAAATGGATGCCAACGAAAAAGCCGGTGAAAAGGAATTGGAGCGCATCCAACGGCTTGCTGACAGCGGTGTGATTACTACTGAGGAAGCGGAAGCCCGGAAACGTGCCGCCGAGGAAAAGACCGCCAAGAAGAATGAGGAATTGGAAAAGAAGAAGGCAGCCCTTCAGACCAAACAGGCGAAGCTGGAGAAAGCCGCCAACATTGCATCCGTCATCATGAATACCGCATCGGCCATCATGAAGGCGTGGGGCCAGACGGGCATCTTCGGTGCTCCGATGGCTGCATTGATTGGTGCGATGGGTGCCATCCAGCTTGCAACAGTCATCGCTACCCCTATCCCCAAGTATGCGAAAGGTACGAAAGACCACAAGGGTGGTTTGGCTTGGGTCGGTGACGGCGGTGTCAGTGAAACCGTGTTGACTGACAAGGGCATGTACCTTACCCCCAACACCCCGACACTGGTAGACCTCCCGAGAGGTGCGCAGGTTATCCCCTACGCCATCGACATGGAACGGATGAAGGCGAGAGCCAACGACCTTGAAGGACTGATGGCCTTCCGGCGTGAAAACAATCTTCCTCCTATCTTGATAGAGAATGACTACAGCGGACTGCAGCGGGACATCAAGCGACTGGAGGAAAGCCAGCGCAAGGGATTCAAGGAGCTTTCAAGAGCCATCAGAAACAACGATTACCGACAATTTGCATCGAGAATATGATTTACAAAGCGGACATCAACGAACTTCCATTGAGTGTGTTTATCGAGGTGTACACGAATGAGAACAACACCATTGAATTTGACACGCCCAAGGAAGAAGCCGTTGCCAAGGTGGTAGCGGACTATATGAATATTGTGGGAGGCAAGCAGATAGCCTCCGAGGTCATCAACTCCAACAGAAGGCTCAACCTTCTGATGATGGTGCAGTGCATGACCGCCTGTGAGAACCTGATGCTGCTGGAGCGGTGGAAGGATGTGTGCGGAGTTCTGGAAGTGATGGGATACCGGATGAAGGACAACGAACGGGACAAGATACGGACAAGGGTACGTGCCTTGAAGACGAAGGCGGAATATGACTTGAGCAAGGAGAACAAGGAGGAGGAAAGCCGGGAAGAGGTGAAGCGGCCCACGAAGGAGCAGTTCACCAAGGAACGGGTAGCGGTGATGAAGTTCAACAAGATGCAGATTGACATTCATACGATGACTGCCTGTGAATATGCTTGGTTGGTGAAGCAGACGTGTGATGAGATTGAGGAATTGAACAAGATTCATCGGAAGTAGTTAAAGGAGTTAAAGGAGTTATCGCTTCGCTCGTCCTTCGGACAGGGAGTTAAAGGCCGATAGCTTTGACTGATGTATTTACAATCCAAACGATAATAAGATGTATTATAAGTGTGAACTGTTGACGGGAGGACTGAGTTACTCCGTTACGAATGACATCAAGAACTGGGACGAGATAACCGCCACCTTCAAGAGGGGTGACTATGACGGGATAGTGAGAAGTTTTTCCGACAAGTTTGAATTTGTGAAGGGTGCCAGGACTTTACTGAAGAACGAATACCGGAACAACTATCTGAATGCAGGTGCAACTATTGTCATATCGACAAGGAACAATTCGTGGACGTGGACCGAGCGTTTCAGATGTGCGCTTGATTTCTCCACCTTGAGCGATAACGGATATGTGTTATCCATGAATGCCATTGATGACAGTGTAGCCTCCCTGATAAAGGCCAAGAAAGGCACGCAGTATGAATATTCGGTGGATGTGCTGAAAGAGAGTGTGCCTCTCTATTATGACGGGCTTCAGATGAAGAACAATGTAGTGATGGACATACCGCCCAACAGCCAAGTGGGGGAAACGACCGATATTCCTGCAAGCAAGGCCGGAGTCTATACCATTCCGCTCTATGCCGTGAATCCCGAAATATCGAAAAGGAACTCCGTTGCCGTCTACGACCAGACCATCCAATATTACGATGAAGACGAGCTGCTTCTGGAAACTCCCTCGTTTCTGGAAAACATCTCCATCTATAGCGTGAACGTGCATGTGTCGTTTGACTTCTTCGGAGTGTTCGCCGCTTCATCGGGTTCTGCCATGTTCTACTTCGTAGCCGCCAAGAAAGGCGAAACGATGATTCATTACTTTGCCAAGGAAATCACAGCATCGACCGATATAAGCTATGACAACACCGTGGAAGTCCCTCCCGGTTACGCCTTGCAGATGTACGTCAGACTTCCTGCCGATTCTGTGTTTCAGATCAAGAATGTAGCGATAAAGCCGACCGTCAAATGGATGAGCCGCATAGACCCCGTGGAACTGGATGTCATCAAGCCGTCCGTGCTATTGAACCGACTGCTGAAAAGCATGAACGGAGGAAAGGACGGGCTGGAAGGTGTGATTGTCCCATCGGGAGAAAAGAGGCTTGACAATGCCGTGCTGCTTGCCGGGGAGAGTGCGAGGAAGCTGCCGAATGCCCGTATCTACTCATCGTTCACGAAGTTCTGCCAGTGGATGAGTGCCGTGTACGGGTATGTGTATGACATCAACGGGAAAACCGTCACCTTCAGACCGAGAAAGGATTACTTTACGGACGTGCTGGTGAAAAGAGTGGAAGACTTCAACGGGTATCAGATGAACGTAAACTCATCGCTCATCTATTCGCAAGTGAATGTGGGCTACGAAAAACAAGACTATGACTCCGTGAACGGTAAGGACGAGTTCCGGTTTACGAACATCTACAATACCGGAACCACCATTACCGACAACCGCCTTGAACTTGTGTCACCCTATCGGGCTGATGCGTATGGTATCGAGTTCCTGACGCAGAAGATTGGTGAGGACACCACGGACAATGAGACCGACAACAATGTTTTCTTTTTATGTGCCAGGAGCAACGGCGAAAACTACATCCTTGACAGGACGGACGTGGTGGAAGGAGTCATCAGTCCGTCAACGATGTTCAATGCGATGTACTCCCCTACTTCTATGATTTCAGCGAACGAAGCCTATCTTGCCGGATTCATTTCCTCCATGCAATACGCATCGAGCGAAGGCAACACCTCCGTAGTGATTAACGGGGAGGCTGAGAACCGGGACATGGAGCTGAGCGGAGGGCTGTTCAATGTGAACGAGCTGGAGATAGAAACCTCCGACATCGACCTGCCGGAAAGCCTGAACGGGTATGTGGAGTTTGAGCATCATGGGGAAGTGAGAAGGGGCTACATTCAGAGTGTGGACTACCATTACACGAAGACCGCCAGTGCCAAACTGAAGCTTGTAGAAAAAATTAACGGATAAATCATTGATTTACAAAATCGAATCTTTATATTTGTGCAACGAATAGCGTGTCAAGTGGCACGCTACCAATTCAGACGAAAAGACCATGATTTCAATAGGCGATGTATGCCCCCTCTTCTTCGACGTACTGACCTATCCCTATTCCAATAGAGGTCAGTTCAGACAGGTGTTCCGTTCGAGCGATGGAATCCGGGTACAAGTGTTTTGCGATGGTGGAGAGACCCCCGAAGTTTATTTGAATGACAAGATAGCTGACACATGGGAAGTGGTGTCGCTGTTCAGTTATGCCGTGAATGACGGCGTAACGATGTATCATGCCTACCTCACCCCGTCGGAAGGAATCTATACGCTGACGATTGACGGAAAGGAAAGTGAGGAGTTCGAGGTTTGCGACCATGCGCAGGGCATTTTGATTGAATATTCCCACAAGGATAACAATTCCGTGTTTGACAATATCTTTTGGCTCGACAGCACCCAACAGGTGTTCAGATTCCGGGTGAAGGGTGGTTTCAAGCCAAGCGGTGTGACATTGGGCGTAGATAACGAGCAGTTTGTCAACCAGAGGCAGGAGATTGTTGAATTATACTCCATCCCCTACACTACCAAGACATTGACCATCGGTGACAATAACGGAGTTCCTTATTATATCGCTGAGTTTATCAACAAGATATTGTGCCTTTCGGATGTCAGGATAGACGGGGAAAGGTATGTGAGGGAGGGCAATGCCGTTCCTGAGAAAGCGGAAACGCTCGGAGGTAAGGAACTGTTCATCTGGACTCAGAATCTCCGCAGCTCACAGAATGACATTGCCGGAATAGGCGGTAAGCAAGAGGAAGGAACAGCCGCTTCAATGGTTGGTTTCTCCATTAATAATGCACAGGATGGTGAGGTGCTGGTGTATGATGGCGATGCAAATGCGTTTGTAAATACTAATACGTTGGAGTCAAATGAGTAAGAAGAAGTTAAACAAGACGGTATGGTATGGCTCTGACGTAGATTTGCAGGGCAATGCAATTTTGCCTCCATTAGCGGAAGGCCGTGAGGATTTGAATGGGATACATGAAGGTGAAATTTATCTTCATAACCGAGACGATGACCCAGGCATTTGGGTAAGAACCAATAAAGGTAATATTAAGAGAATAGGATTTAACAAGCAAGACCTTGATTTGTCTGAATACCTTAAAAAACAAGTATGGGACACCGCATGGGAATTAAGGACTACTGAAGAAGGTGAATCTTATATATTCTGCAAGCTACCATTTGTTTCACAGTATGGAGTTACACTCTATGCAGACGGAGGTAATATTGACCTTCCTTCCATTTACGCAGGCATCCCCGTTGACGGAACAACTATAACAAAGAATGAGGATGGTAAATTGATGCTAAATCCTAACCTTGAATTGGGAGGGTTGGACGAAGCAGCCTTGCAGAAGTATTTGGATGATTACAAATATGCCAAGATTACTGATGTAGACAGCAGAATCAACGACTTGGTAAATGGTGCTCCTGCTGCTTATGATACCTTGAAGGAGATAGCCGATGTATTGCAAGGGAATGTCAATTCCATTGGAGATATTATTACCACTTTAGGAACTAAGGCAGATAAGACCTATGTAGATACTGAATTAGCCAAGTATATCCCTATTGCTGGAGATACAGAAGTAACGGGTATCAAGGACTTTTTAAATGGCTTGAAGGTTGGTGGACTCCCTATCAGCAAGTATGAGGGGTATGACGATGTAATCTACATTGATGCTAACGTGGTGTTGAGAGGGGGACTTACTCAGTATGTAGTAGACCCTGTTACTATTCCAAGCATTATTGAATCATTGCCACAAGCAGGATATGAGTCTAAAGGTGTAGCTTCATTTTCAAGTGAATACTTCGTAATAGATGCAAATGGTAAGGTAAGTATCATTCCCGATAGTGTAGGATTGAATGAAGAAGAATTGGAAACATGGTTGGCAAATAGTGACTATGCTACCAAGACTTATGTAGATGATACATTTGCTACAAAGAGTTCACTTAATGCTACCAATGCAGAAGTTGCCAAGAAGTGGACACAAGATGATACAAAGATAGCTAATTGGGACACCGCTTATAGTTGGGGCAATCATGCCAGTGCAGGGTATTTCCTTGCTACCAATTTCACTAAGGTTAATATTGTAGCCAAGTTAGGTATCAGTGATTGGGCATTAGCAGCCACAAAACCTTCATATACTACCAAAGAAGTAACGGAAGATACTAACTTATATTTCACCAATCAAAGAGCAATCAACGCACTTACAGATACTCTGAAAGCCTATGTTACCCTCAAAGGTACACAAACCATTGAAGGGGAAAAGGACTTCACAGGAGGACTTAAAGTGAATGGCAGTCCAATTGTCTATGACTCTGAAAAGGGTTATTGGAAACTTCAAGGCAATCTGCTTATAACAGGTGGTCTTACTCAGTATGTGGATGATGGTAGTGTGGACTTGCCTAATCTGTATGATGGACTTCCTATTGACAATCAAACTATCTATTGGGAAGAAACAGACAATGGAAAGGTATTGAAAGCCAAAGTTGCAGAAGGTGGTATTACTTCTATCACCAAAGATATGGTTGTTGAAGCATTGGGATATACTCCTTATGATGCTACCAATCCTAATGGGTATATTACGAGTGCTGCACTAAGTGGGTATGTAACCCAAACATGGGTAAATCAGCAAGGATTCTTGACTGAGCATCAGGATTTGAGTGGGTATCAAACAAAGATAACCTCTACCAACAAACTTGCATATAGCTTGATTAGTGGTACACCCGATTTGAGTGTTTATCTTACCACTTCATCAGCAAGTAGTACCTATCAGCCTAAGATAACCTCATCCGCTAAGTTGGCTGCTTCATTGGTTAGCGGTCTTGCTACCGTTGCAACAAGCGGTAGTTATAATGACTTGTCCAACAAGCCTACTATTCCTACTGTACCTACTTCATTGAAGAGTCCTTATGCGTTGTCTTTTGGTTCTAAGACTTATGATGGTTCTGCTGCTAAGACAATTACTGCTGCTGATTTGGGTGCATTGACAGCTCATCAGTCTATCTACAACTTGACGATGCAAGCTGGTACGTTCTCTGCTGTTACCTTTGACCCGAATGGTGCTGCTAAGACGGTGAATATTCCTACTACGACAAGTCATATTAGTGAGGGTACTAATCTTTACTTCACCAATGCAAGGGCTGTGAATGCTTTAAGTTCTACTCTTAGTGGGTATCTGCCTTTGAGTGGGGGAACATTAACGGGAACACTTAATGTTAAATCTATCAATGACTCATCAGGAGTAAATGGGCTTCTTTCATATCGCCCTGCCACATGGTCGGGTGTCACTACATCACAATGGGGAGTAGGTACGATTGAGTCACAAGGAGTCATTAGAAGTTCTAATGCTGACCTTCTGCATTACAAAGGAGGCATATTGTACACCATTTGGGATTCAGGTAACGATGGTTCAGGTAGTGGTCTTGATGCTGATTTGTTGGATGGGGTGCAGTTGAGTGGGTTGTTTACAAGTTTGTCATCTTCTGTTGATACTAATTTGTCTATAACAGTAGGTGGTGTAACTAAGAGTATATCTAAACTTTACGCATATAGAACATCTATATTCAGGAGAACTGCCACCGCTACGACTGATAATACATATGACCTCAATGACCATATAGCGGGTATGGCTTATTCTTACTCATCATCAAGTGCCTTGATTAACCGCCCATCTGGAATGAGTTATGGGCAAGTCTTGGCACTAAACAGCAGTGATGGTAAATCTCTATGTGGACAGCTTGCTTGGGACATCAACCATGCATCCACAACGGATGTTAGTAGACGATTATGGTGGAGAGCCGCAGATGGCACTAATGGCTTTACATACTCAAACTGGCATCAAATAGCCTTTACCGATTCCAACGTAGCATCAGCAACCAAACTCCAAACAGCAAGAACTATTTGGGGACAGAGTTTTGATGGAACGGGGGATGTTAGTGGTGACTTTATATGTCAATATCTAAGGATTGAAAAAGACAACGAGATAAATTCTTATGGTGACTATGCAAACAATGTATCGGGTGCTTTACATTTTCAATATAGAACAAACGGGAAGGTAACTCTGTGTTATGGGGGTGGGAGTGTTGGTATAGGAACAACGAGCCCCTCGGCTAAACTTGATGTTACAGGAACAACCCATATAACAGGAGCGGTTACTCTCGGTTCAACATTGACAGGTAATTATTGGTATTTGAACAACTCATCTACGAATCCATATCTGAGACTGACAAGAAGTAGTGTTAATTGGTATGTGCAAGTATCAAGTAAGGGTATGTATTTGGGTATGGGAGCAACTTATTCATGTATTATTGACGAAAACGGTAATTTCCTTTCAGTTGGCGGTATCACCCAATACTCCGACATAAGGAAGAAGACGAAGATTCAAGATGTAGAATTATCATTAAAGCAAATAGCCAATGCTCCATTGATAGAACATTACTACAACAGCGATGACAAGAAGACAACTCATGTAGGTTCTATTGCTCAATATTGGGCTGAAATGAATGATTGGTTCTGCAAGTTAGATAGCGATGGTTACTATACAATGGAGATACAGAATTGTGCTCTTGCAAGTGCCATCAGTGTAGCGAGAGAGCTTGTGAAGTATGAATCGAAGACAGACAGAACTATCCGTATGTTGAAAAAGAGAATTAACCAATTAGAAGACGAAATTGAGAAACTTAAAAATATAGCATAATATGGCAGCAAGAGCACCTTTACCAACGTCAAATTTGACGTTTAATGATATTAAAGATACGTTGAATATTGTAAATACTGGCAATGTTACGGATGAAATAGCATCGGCTTTTAAATCAACGGCTAAAATAAATATTTGGAGTAAGCATAAGCCTATTCATAGACCCGAAGCTTTTGTGCAAGACTTTGACCCCACAAAACCAAACTATGTAAAAGATTGGTGGAAGGGTATAGACGGAAATTGTGGGCTTGTGCCATATAAGGTTGCAAGTCCTGCCGCCCTTGTAGGATATGCTAATGGGACATTGAATGGGTGGACGCATCAATTACCTACGGGTGGAGCAGGTTCGCCTTATAGACTTGGAGATTTTGCTGATTATTATGCTACTTCATTAGGCATTATTAGCGGAGTATCACTTAATTCTGCAAAAGTAGAGAATAACACAAACTCGACTTTAACCATGTCGATAATCAAGCAATCGCCCGAAATGTACACAAGGTCTTTAAGTTTTGATGACTTCCCTACATTGAAGAATTATTATCTTGGTTTGTTCGCTACAAATGGAACACAAAACCACTTTGTAACGTCTGATACTACCGTAGGAGATGGAGCAACGTTTGTATCTCTTAAAACAACTGGATGGACAACTGGAAGTAATTGGAAGGCTTATTTGTGCCTTGCTGAAAAAAAACATTCACAAGATGCACAATATACAGGAATGTTTTATACAATTCCGTATATGTCAGCCAAATCATTTGAGGTGGTTAGCTCACTTGCTACTATTGTAGCAAACATTTTACGACCACAAGGTTCAAATACTTTGAATGTTACTATATATGTAACATACCCATCCGCTCGAACATTCGATAACAATAATTTGTACATTAAAATGCCGAGTAATACGAATGAGCAACCTGGGCTGCAAGATACAGCGAAAGAACAAATTGTATCAATACCAAGTTTTTCAGTTACGGCTAATACACAAGAACTTGCGTACAGAGGTACTGTTACATTAAATTCACACCTCGCTGCTCAAACGTCTCCATTGAAATGGGTCGTATCATTAGGTGGAGGAGCGTTCTCGAAAGCAGGTACAGTTATTCACACATCGCCCCTGCCAAGCTAAAACACTTATAGTACATTTACTTTTAAGGGTATAACATATAACGGAAGAGTTATTGAGTCCCCAGCAGAGGGGTTGTTCTTTGATGAAGACGATGTAACAACATTTATAGTAAGTTAATATGATAGAAATCAAATCCAAATCAGACAAACGCCTTATCGTTGAAGGACGAGTAAATGATAAGACAGCTTACTTCCTAATCGACACAGGTGCTTCGGTGGGACTGATAGATGATACCCAAGTAAAGAAATATAAGTTGGAAGTAGGCAGAAGATATAACGGCACTCTTGTAGGAGCAGGAGGTACAATGTATGATGTGAGATATTGCAACACTTTTGCCAATGTTGGTGGCAAGACAATCCCTCAGTTCTTGTTGGCTGATATTGAAAGTGTAGTATCTTCTATTAAGCATGAAACAGGCATTGAGATTGTGGGTATCATCAGTCTTCCACAGATGAAAATGGTGGGGATGAATATTGATAGTAATTCCGATATGATTATCTTGGAATAAATAACTAATAATGATTATATTTGTAATGTTTAATTAAACGAATACTTTAATATGGAAAAAGTAGATTTCAAAAAGCTAAACTCAGCTAATGTAGCAGCCGACAATTCGGTAGATTCAGCAAAGGTGTATGACATCACCGCCAATGTGAACATAAGCGGTGACAGAGTAAACAACATCGAAAGTGGTGTAGTAATGAAAGGTGATATGCAAGTAGCATCATTTTCAAAGTGGGGTGAAAATCAAATGAACATCAACTTTATGAATGTGGATGCGATGGAGATGTGTACTATCATCACTGAGGTAAACGCCTTCTGTCAAGCTGTGAATGAAAAAGTAGTTGCTGAACCTATTGAACTTTAATGAATATGAAACTTAGAGAAATCGTAATCTGTTACAAGACATTGGGTGAAGCTAAAGTAACCAAATTGTCGGATGCTGACGTAGTGAAGATTGTAAAGGCAAGAAAGGCAATGCGTCCTATTGCTGATGATTTTGAAGCCTTCTTGAAGGATTGTCAGGAAAAGTTCAAGCCCGAAGATTGGGATAAGGTACAAGAAAAAGTACAGAAGTGGGATTCACTCTCCAACGAAGAGAAGGCTGAATGTAACAAGGTTATCATCGCTTATCAGAAGAAACTTGATGAAGCCCTTGTTGAAGAACAGGAAAAGGATGTTGAACTGACTCTTGAAAAATTGGAAGAAGGTGCAGGAAGCAAGCTTTTGTTAGAAAATGGTTGGGAAGTTAAAAGACTTGATGAAATAGCCTTACTTCTCTAAGGGAAAGAAAAGTCGGAGCAAGTCATTCGTCAATATTCGGATGGCTTGCTTTAATAGTTGAAATTTGGTTTTATAGCGTCTCATGGCGCAAAGATAGGAAAAAGATTGTAGATGGAAAAGTCATTAGTAGCAACAGCAACAGAGGGAGGATATGCAGCGATATTCGCCACATTTTTACAGGAGAGTATTGGGCACATGATTCCTTGGTTGATTGTGAGTTTCTTTGTTATTATGTGTGACCTTGTTGTAGGTTTAAGAAAAAGTCTCCTTATGGGAGAGGAAGTAAGGTTTAGCAGTGCTTGTAGAAGAACGATGGGCAAGATGCTAAGTTACTTCATGTTTGTGATTATGGTAGCAGCTATTGATGTTGCTGCAAATGGAGGTGGAACGATTGACAAGTATGCTTGTTTGGCTGTGTGCCTTGTAGAGTTTTCTTCTATATGCTCCAATATTTTGAAACCGAAAGGCTATGACATCAACCTTGTTAAGATAATAGCTGTTATTTTCGGTCATAAGTTTGACATTGCCAAGCAAGATATTGAAGAAATAATCGAGAAGGAAGATGATAAACAAGATTAAGAAGTATTTCGATATTGAAGAACTGGTGTGCCGCCATGTGTATAACCGATTCGGAGAGAAAGCGTGGGACTTTTTCGACCGCCGGTTGCTGGAGGTACTTCTGTTTGTACGTGAGGAAATTGGAAAGCCTATCTACGTGAATAATTGGCAGATTGGCGGCAACCTTTCCCAACGAGGTCTCAGATGCAACGTGTGTGCGTTGGTACAGGAAAAGAGCCGACTGGAGAAGGTGTACATGAGCACCCATCTTCAGGGTAACGGAATAGACTTTGACGTGAAAGGAACGACGGCCGAGGAAGTGAGGAAATGGATCTATGCAAACCGGGTAATGCTGCCTCACAAAGTGAGGCTTGAATCGGATGTGACATGGGTACATCTTGACACCAGAAACTATAGTGATGAGAAGGTATTGTATTTTAAAGGGTAAATACACCTGCCCCATTCCATGGGGAGAGTTGTTGATGGTTCTGTTGCTCTGTCTGTGTAGCTGCAAGACGAAGAAGGTAGTGACGGATGAGGCTGTGAAAGAAAGGGTGCAGAGTGAAGTGTCGGTATTGAATGAAGTGGCCAAGGTAGACACCAGCATGACAACCTCCATCAGTGAGGTGGAAGAAGTGAAGGTGGTGGAAGAAGAAGTGCGGACGGTGAAGTATGACGAAGCCGGGAAAGTGACGGAGGAAACCACCATCAAGAGGAGAACTGGAACTACGAGCAAAGAAAATTACGAGCGCACTACGATCGAAATTACGAGCGAGACGGAGAGAACTGAACAAGATATAGACGTTGAGGCCGAGCGGTCCCGGCGTACAGATACAACTGAACAAACAGAGCCGGGACCGAGCACCTTCTGGAAGTGGCTTGGAATCGGCATCGGCATAGCCGTACTCATTGCGATTCTGAGGGTGTTTAATAAGTTTGGTAATCGCTGAGTTGTAGACTTCCGAGCACGGGAGGAAGAAAAAAAAGCCGTGCACGAGTAGAATTGTAGATTATGAGAACGGCACCACGCCTGGTTGGTTTGTGACGGCTTTTAAAGCTTAACAACCAATCAGGCGTTTGTTCGTATGAAAGATGTAATATTTAACGAAGTTTTGCAAAAGGTGGCTGAAGTGACGGGTGCCGATGTACTAAATGGAAAGAACGAAGCGAGCAGCGATGCACGCTATGTGCTGATAACCGCCCTATCGAAGTTGGGCTATAGCAATGCAGAAGTGGCCACCGCCATGGGAATGACCCGGCAAGGTGTCGGATACTTGAGAAACAGCTACCGGAGGCATGGCCGCTGGGAGCTGGTAAGGAATTGTCAAGCCATTGTCAAGTGGGTGGAAAGTGAATACTTGAGTGTAAAGTGAAAGGTGTGGAATTTTGTCAGTGCCAAGCAATGGTGCTTGGTATAACTAAAATTCTACAACCTATATGAGTGACAGAACTTATGTATTCGATTCCGCATCGCAAGGTGTGGACGTTGGCACAGCTGCCCTGCTTGCCAACAGCGGAAACAACCGAGGCAACAATGGCAGCTTCGGTGTGAACAGTGTGGGCGACCTTATCGGCCTTATCATCGCTGCCGGTATCTTCGGTAATGGTAACGGCTTCGGCTTCGGTGGCGGAGGTAACAACAACAATGCAGAGCGTGAGATGCTGATGCAAGCTATTTCACGAAATGGCAACGACATCAACTCATTGGCTAATCAGTTTAATTGTACCGCAGGACAGGTAACTGCTGCTATCAACGGCTTGGCTGGATTGATTGCACAGATGCAAGGTACTATCGGTTTGTCAAGCCAGCAGATTATCAACAGCATCCAGGCAGGCAACTCCGCATTGGCGAGCCAGATCTGCAACTGCTGTTGCGAGATTCGTCAAGCTATCAGCGAAAGCAACTACTTGACAGAACGTGGATTCTGCAACACCAATCAAATCTTAACTCGTGGTTTCTCGGATATAGGCTATGCTTTCCGTGACCAGACTTGCAACTTGGAAAAGGCAGGTAGTGCCAATACAGCCGCAATCATCGCCAAACTTGATGCGATTGAAGATAGTCGCAAGGACAGAGAATTGGCTGAAAAAGACCGCATGATTGCCACTCTTACCGCACGTTCAGAACGTCAAGCCGAATTGCAACCCATCTACAATGCCTTGCAAGAAATTCAATGCAATCAGCCTCCTGTTAAGAAGATTGCTTGTCCTGAAACGTATGTACCTGTTACCCGTTCAATCAACGAGAACTACGGCTTGATTCCAAACTATTGCGGCTATGGTTTCCCTTATGGCAATTTCTGCAACGGATTCAATAACGCATTCTAATTTGTAAGCCATGTTTATTCTGAATAGGACAATAGGGATTGAAAGTAGAAGTGTTTCTGCTACGGCAACGAATGTGACCTACACATTTGATGCGTTCAGAAACAATGCTTTTACTGGTTTGTTGCTTGTTGATTTACAGCAGCCAATCCCAACAACGGCTACAGATACACTTCCTGTTCTGTTCGGATCGGTTCAACTGCTTAACTCTGTCGGAGCGCAGGCGACCGTAGCCGACATAGGCGGTCCGGGTACATCAAGCCTCCTGCTGGTGTATTACAACAGCAGAACGGGTAGATTGCAATTGGTAGGAACTTATGAAGCACCAGCTGCAGCTGCTGCATCGGCTACGGATACAGTAGAGACTGCGGCTACGGGGTCATTTTAATTTAATCAAAAAAAAGTAATTAACTATGTTCAGTACGTTACGACAAGGAAGTATTTTTTACATCCTGGACAAGTCGGGAGAGTGTCCGACATTGAAGCTGGGACAAGTGGCGGGCGTGAGCCAGCCGACACCCAAGTATGGTAATTCATTCCTGCCCCAACAACAGATTGACTCCGTTGTGGATGTGTTGGTAAAGGTAGGCGATGAAGAACTGAAGTTTGAGAAATTGCCGAGCAATCTGTCCATTGCCAACTTCGGACAAAGCGGAGTGGTGGTGGCCGAGAGTAAAGAGGCGATGAATGCTGAAGTTGAGGCTATGCTGAGAAACAGCCGTCAGATCATTGAAAGTGTACCCTATCATCAGAACGTGGTGTCCGCTTGCGACAGCATGTTGCGTGAATTGAATCCGCAATTCGCCAAGGAAAAGGAACAGGAAGAAAAGATAGGCGCACTGGAGTTGAAGATGAACGGAATGGAGGACACATTGAGCGAAATCCGCAACATGTTGGCCAACGCACTGAGCAACCGAAAAAAGAATGACGTATGAGAATAATTAGAATCGAGGAAAGCAAGAAGGACAAGATGTCTGAATATGCTGAAAAGATGCTGAAGTACGGCGGTAAGTTGATGCAGTGCATCGAGGAACTGGGCGAAGGCAGCATGGGCAACCGTGATGACGATGACGACGACTGGGACGATGACGACGACATGGGCATGCGTGACGGTATGGGTTATCGGGAGAACATGGGAAGCCGACGAATGAGAGAGAGTGGCGGCATGGGCTACCGCAGAAGTAGCCGCACCGGCCGATACATCCGATAGTGTGTAACTATGGAGGGGACATGCTCCCCTCCTTTTATCATTAAAGACAGATGAAAGAAATTGCATTGGACATTTACGACGATATGCCGGCGGCGATGAAGCGGTACTTGCGGTATTACGGGTGGCACTTCTCCAAGGCTGCCTGCATGTATGCCATCAGCCGGATGTGGAAGAAAACCTCCGACGGGAAGAAGGAGCGCCACAAGGCGGTGAGTAAGGAACAGGTGGACGAAGTGTTGAAGCGCCACAACATCGAGATCGAGAACGGAGAACTCTACGACAAGGTGTACGTGTATAACATGGTGATGAGTGACTATGTAGGCCACGGAGTGGATGACGAAAAACACGCAGCCATGCTGACGAAGGCCATCCTTGACGACCCCGACAAGCCGGGAGGTAATGTGTTCCGCCATTGGGAGGCAGACATGAGAGCTGCCGGAATGGGTATTGAATTCGATGACTTGATGGATGATGATTAAGCAACGATTCACACTTGACAACTGGAATTGGGATGTCCGGGTGTATTACGCCGTGCATGGGTATTATGTCGATGAGATCGTGAGCCGCCTGATGGATATGGGTATCAGCCAGAAGAAGTTAAAGAAAGCGGAAAGGCTGTTGACTTCTGTGGAATTGAATACGGGGCTTTCTCTTCGTGAAGCACAGAAGATGTTGCTGTCGATGTACAACAAGGATTATCAAGATGAACGCCCATATTGCAATAATTGGGGATTGGCCGTAATTCAATCTAATAGATATGGTGTTGGTGCTTACAATACTTGTGGCTCACGATGCTATGAATATGATTCAAGAGTATATACAATAGAAGAAGATGAATAATAGATATAAGTTAGAACCCAGCCAACTCAAATCGGGTTGGTGGGTTTGTACAGATACGGAGAACTTGCTTGTCTGTACATTCGAAGAAGGAAAGTTCAATGAAACACAGAAGTTCTCATCCATCAATGGCGATGATGAGAACTTATCTTCTATGAATGATGTAATGGATCACCTTAGAGTTATGCGAGAAATGTCAGATTGGTTGACTATAAATCACTATCATATTGTAATGGAATAAGTTATGGGACAGATAATAATATTTTGCCTAATAGAATTTTTCTTAATTCTATTCGCTTCAAACATGGCCGCTGATGGGCACTGGTCTGCTGTTGTTTCATCTTCGTTAATTGCCATCATCCTTGCGATACTGGAAGGAGCATTCTTAATTGTAAGAACCATTAAAGAGAATTGGTGATGAGAGAGGAGATTGGAAGAAAAATAGCAGCCATTCGGAAAAAGAAAGGCTTGTCGATGAGGCAGCTTGCAGAACTTACCGGGCTAAATTATTCAAACATCGGAAAAATCGAACTGGGAAAGTATAGTGTAGGTATTGATATTCTTGGGAAGATATGCGATGCGCTTGATTGCGACATTGAAATTAAGGAGCGGAATTAACCGCTCCTTTTTTCATATTGCATCTTCAATCTTCTTGAAGCCATCAATCACTTGTGTAGGCATTATCTTCGCATATATCTGTGTTGTCTTGATGTCGGTGTGCCCGAGCATCTTGCTGACTACCTCCATCGGAACGCCGGAGCCAAGCGCAATGGTGGTGGCAAAGGTATGGCGGCCGATGTGTGTTGTTACCGTCTTCTTGATTCCTACTGCGACAGCAAACATCTTCAAGTTTCGGTTGTAGACATCGTATGCCAACTTGGGGAGGTGCCAATGGTACTTCTTCAGTATCTTCAATACGGGAGGGAGTATGAAGATCGTGAAGTGTGTGCCCGTCTTCTGTCGGGCGTTGTGGCGGATGATATACTGGCCGTTCACTTCCTCCGCCTGTGTCCAATCAACCGCCATGAGGTCGGCATAGGCAAGCCCGGTGTAACATTGCACGATGAAGAGGCTGCGTATCTTTTCCAGGAAAAGATTGCGAGTCTTGTAGTTCTTGATAAGTTCCAGTTCCTCCAGGGTAAGGACTTCACGGGGGCGGCTCTGTCCTTGGGACGACTTGAAGCGAGAGTATGGATTGTCGTTGATAATCTCCATCTCTATTGATTCGTTGATGTAATGCTTCAGAACTTTGTGATAGACGTGGATAGACGGCTGCAGCAGCTTTCGCCCGTCGGGAGTGGTGACGGTGTGGAGGTATTCATCCATCTTCTTGATGTTGGGGAGGGTGAGGTCGGTAAACTCCACTATCTTCCCGTATCGGTTGAGGAAGTTCAGCACCTTTCGGTGTTGCGCCTTGGTGCTTTCCTTGATGGGCCGCTCCTTGATGCGCTGTTCAAAGAAACTGAGAAAGGTATTCTGATAATACGTTCCGTTGATGTTGTCAAGCATCTTCAGTTTAAACTTGATGCGGCTCCGGTTGAATGTGTCGATGTAGAGATTGATTTCCTTGATGCGTTCATTGATACGCATGTTGATGTTGTCGGCGTCGATGTGGTTATACGCACGGCCATCACGGAATTGATTGGCTAAAAGTTTGATGCCTGTACTGATGAACTTTCTTTCACCATCCATGCGGCATTCCAACTGGACAAGCCCCGTCCTTGTTTTGGTAGCTTGTTTTTTGCGGTCGAAAACGACCCTGATCTGTACTGTGTTCATACGTTTGAGATATTAAAAGTTTTGGTATCTTTTCGGTATCCCAAACTGGTATCTTTTCTCTTCCCATAACTGCGCACAACTGCGTCTATCTGCACATATTTTTGATACTTTCCGTTGTGCGCTGACTTCGTAAATCGTTGTTTTTCAATGTTTTGCGTTG